AGCAAAGGACTTAGTGGATATACTCGTATCCAAAGGATGTACTATAACTGAGGCTAGTAAACTTGCAGGATATAAGGGAAACTCTGCGAGAGTAAGTGCGAGCAAAATGCTACGTAAACCTGAAGTACAGGAATACTACCTGCAAGAAGTCAGACGTAAGATAACTATGGGTTCATCTGGCGCAATCAATAAGCTAATGTCCCTGTCAACAGATGCTAAGTCAGAGTATGTACAGCTCGAGGCTAGTAAAGACATACTAGATAGGGCAGGATTCAAGGCTCCAGACAAACATCAGCATCTAATAGCTGGTAACTTTAGTGTAAAGATAGATTTGACGTAGAAAATTAACAGGGACATTATCTGCATAGGGGGGTTAGAAAATCAGGACAGCGACAATGACATAGGTCCTACCCTCGCATTATTTTCCCTCAAAGTATTTTCAACAATAACCAACTGTGTTATAAAAACCTTATGGAAACTTTACTAGGCAAGGCGAAAAAATTTTATAAAGACAACCAAACGGCTGTTGATATTGCAAGCTTTGTGATACCTGGTGGTTTGTTGGTACAAGGATTAAAGGCAGGTGTTAAGTATTCCTTAGCAGCAAATAGGGCGACTGACACGTTTAAGATGCTCAACAAGAAACCAAAGTTTGATCCACCAAAAGCTCCTAAGGGTGCATCAGGTAATTGGTTCTCACAAAACAGATTTAAGCATGAGCTAAAATTTATGAAAGATTCAGCAAGGTATAAGGGTAATTACCAAAGATATAAGATGCAACAAAGTAAAGATGCTGAAAAATTTTTAAAGACACAGGCGACCACAACAATTCCTGGTACATTGCTAGGATATGCAAACTTCAAGCGTGTCACTAATGAAAACAACAATCGTAGAGGTACAAGATAATGGCATTACCACTATTAGCTCCTTTTCTAAAAGGTGCAACAACAATGCTCATAAGAGGCAAGCTAAAAAGAATAGCTAAAGATAAAATTAGAGAGTCAGGTAAGACTGGTATAGAAGCAGCAAGAGAATATGGAAAGATGACTGGTCAACAATTTAAAAGATTTGATATAGACACAATCACCAAACAAGCTGTAGCTAAATACTATGCGCCAACAATAACAGGGTTTGATAAAGGACTTATGTTAGGGGCTGGTACTACTGCTGTAGCGATGTCTGGCAACAATAAAGAAAAAAAACCTATTTCTAAAAAAGAAAAAGCAATGGTTAATTACAAGAAAAAAATGCAACAGACACATGAAAAATATGGCATTAAGTAATGGCTAAGAAGCTAACTAAGATGGAAAAAAGAGCCAAACAAATATTGGCTAACGAAGAAAAAGAAAAGCGTGCTTACCGCAATAAACGAATCAAAGAAGTCATAGAGATCAAAATGCAACGAGGACATTCATTAGAATCAGCTAGTGAAATGGCTCGTCAGCTAGTAGATGGTTCATGAGTTATGGCACAATCATTTATAAACTACGTTAAAAACAATCCTGTAGAAACTGCTATTAATGTAGCAACATTAATTCCTGCTGTTGGTGGAGTTATCAAAGGTGGTAGCTTATTGTACAAAGGTTATAAACAATTAAAGAATATCGAAAGAATGAGGAATAAACAAATAGAGGGATTTACAAAAGCTATGAAAACTGTCAGTAAACAAATGACAGATGATATAATAATTAAACCAAAGATAGAGGCGTATAAAATACTTGGAGAAAGGTATACTGGAAAAAAATTATTAGGTGCATCACATGAAATGCCAGCAATAAGAAAAAGACTTAAAATGACTTTATTAGACAGAAAAAGAGTAAACAAACTTAACAATGAAGTACATAATGCTGATAAAAAATTTATGCAAAATAAACTAAAAAAAGCAATGAGATATGACTATTTACATTCTTACAACTATTCTAAGGCACAAAAAGGACTTGGTCTTATTGCAGGTGGCGTAGGTACTTCAGCTCATTTATCAGCACTGCAAAAATAATGGCACATTCAATAGAAAAACTACGTAAATACAATCATGGAGCTATGAATAAGCTTAGAACGGTTGTTAAGATGACACACATGAAAGACTACCCTAAATCAGCTTTAACCGATTATGAGGCAGATAAGGTCCTAGAATCGCTATCTGAGATTACACTAGAGAAACTATACAGGTTAGCTGTCAATAACAATGTCACTCAACTATAAGCCTGACGGAGAAGTCCTCAAACAATTCATGAAAGATGATACGTTCTTCAGAGCCATTCGTGGTCCTGTAGGTAGCGGTAAATCAGTTGCTTGTTGTATTGAAATATTTCGCAGAGCATTGATGCAAGAACCAGGAGAAGATGGTATCAGGCGTTCACGATGGGCTGTAATAAGAAATACTAACCCACAACTCAAAACAACAACGATTAAAACATGGGTAGATTGGTTTCCAGAAGATAAATGGGGAAAGTTTAATTATAGCGTACCCTATACCCATCATATCAAAAAAGGCGAAATCGACCTTGAGGTTATATTTTTAGCCCTTGATAGACCAGATGATGTTAAGAAACTGTTATCATTAGAGTTGACAGGTGTATGGATTAATGAAGCAAGAGAAATACCCAAATCAATTGTTGATGCAACTACTATGCGGGTTGGACGTTATCCTAGTATGCGCGATGGTGGTCCTAGCTGGTATGGTGTTATAGCTGATACTAACCCACCAGATACAGACCATTGGTGGTCAATCTTATCAGGTGAAGCAGTTGTTCCTGATTATATAACCAAACAAGAAGCTAAGATGTTAGTCAAACCTGACAACTGGATATTCTTCAATCAGCCTCCAGCATTGCTAGAAGACTACAATAAAGACAAAGAACTCGAAGGATATAAAGACAATCCTAATAAAGAAAATGGCAAGAATCTTACCAAAAACTATTACGAAAGTATTATTCGAGGTAAGTCAAAATCATGGATTGATGTCTATGTACTCAACAGATTAGGTCAAATTGAAGATGGTAAACCTGTTTATGAGATGTTTAGGAAAGATGTACACGTTGCAAAAGGTGATGTAGCTATACTTCCAGAAGCACCAATCTATGTAGGAATAGACTTTGGATTAACACCAGCGTGTGTATTTGGTCAAAAAATACGTAACCGATGGGTAATTATTGATGAATTAGTAGCAGAAGATATGGGTATTGTTAGGTTCTCTGACATCATGAAACAGAAAATGGCAGAGTATTTACCTAGAAACTTTATAATATTTGGCGATCCAGCAGGCGACCACAGGGTACAAACCGATGAATCTACACCATTTCAGATACTTAGAGGGCGTGGAATCAATGCAAGACCAGCTCCAAGTAACGATGTAGCCCTAAGATTAGAAAGTGTTAATGCTACTTTATCAAGAATGGTAGATGGAGAATCAGGAATATTGTTAGATCCGAAGTGTATTAACTTGATTAAAGGCTTCGATGGGGGTTATCATTACAGGAGAATGCAAGTATCTGGAGAAAGGTACGATGAGAAACCAAATAAAAATAGGTTCTCTCATATACATGATGCTTTGCAATATTTGCTTTTAGGAGCTGGAGAGGGTAGAAGTTTGACTATTGGAAACAAAGTTAACAAACCAGTTATAGCTAAAAAGAATTTTAATGTATTTGATTTAAAACCCAAATCAATTTACGAAAGGAGAAGATAATATGTGTGGTTCAAGTGGTCCAAGCACACCGCCACCAGATCCAGGTGAAGAAGCTAGAAAAAGACTAGCTTTAAAAAGAGAACAAGATGAAGCAACACGTCTTAAAAGAGAATCTTATGAAGATAGAGTTGCATCTGTTTACAACAGACGTGGTAGACGTTCTCTAATATCAGGTAATGTAGGTGGACGAGGCTTTGAAATATCTAGTGAACTCATGAGTAAAGATACTCTCGGAGCATAATGGTCATAGAAGCTAGACTCGATCCACAGGTAAATCCTAACGATTCGCCTGTTAAACAATTGCTTAAGCGATATCAACACGCTTTGCAACTTAAAGACCAATGGAAAAGTATATTTGAAGAATGCTATGAGTATGCTTTACCTCAAAACGAAAGCTTTTTTAGTGAACAACCAGGCAGAAGAAGAACAGAAAAGATATTCGATGAGACTGCTGTAGTAGGTGTTCAAGAGTTTGCATCACGATTACAGTCAGGAATCGTCCCTAATTACGCGAGATGGGCTGATTTTGTAGCTGGTAGTGATGTACCCACAGATGACCAAAAAGAGGTAAATCTCGTCTTAGATGACGTTACAGAGTATGTTTTTGAGATATTACAGAACTCAAACTTCTCTCAAGAGATTCATGAATCATTTTTAGACATAGCATTAGGTACAGGTGTACTGCTAGTAGAGGAGGGAGATGCAGTCAATCCAATAAGATTTAAGGCAATACCTCTACCTCATGTGTGTATGACATCTGGACATGACGATAAAGTTGACCACATCTTTAGAAAACGAATGATTCGTATGAAAGAATTACCAGTAGCTTATCCAAATTCAGAGTATTCAGAAAAAATGATGATGGATATGCAAAAAAATCCTGACAAAGAATGCGAAGTTATTGAGGTTGTATATAGAAATTACTTCAATATGAAAGAAGAAGAATATAAATTTTGTGCAATTGCAAAGGAACATGAGCATAAATTGTACGATGAAACCTACAAAGGACTTGGTTCTAACCCATATATTGTGTATAGATGGTCTAAATGTGCAGGTGAAGTGTATGGTCGAGGACCATTAATGTTAGCCCTACCAGCAATCAAGACAGCTAACTTAACAGTAGAATTAATACTAGAAAATGCACAAATGTCTATATCTGGAATGTATCAAGTAGAAGATGACGGTGTTATTAACGTTGATAATATCGCTTTGATTCCCGGAACAATTATACCAAAAGCGCCTGGATCTGCTGGATTACAGCCAGTAGGACCAGCAGGAAACTTTAATGTGAGTGATTTGGTACTCAGGGATATGAGGACTAATATCAAAAAAGCTTTATATAATGATATGTTAGGCAATCCTAACGAGAAAACACCTATGTCTGCAACAGAAGTAGCAGAAAGACAGGCTGATTTATCGCGTCAAATAGGCGCAGCATTCGGTAGATTACAATCAGAAATGGTAGCACCAGTACTACAACGAGTAGTTTATATCCTTAAAAAGCAAGGAAGAATCAAAATACCTAAAGTTAATGGCAGAGAAGTTAAGATTCAGTCATCAAGTCCATTAGCACAAGCTCAACATCAGCAAGATGTTGCTACAGTAGACAGATTTTTAGCTATGATACAAGGCAGAGTTGGTCCAGAGTTAGCCAATATACTGGTCAAACAAGACGAAGTTGCTAAATTTGTAGCTAAAAAACTAGGGATTCCTGAGAATTTAATTAGATCACAGGAAGAAATGCAACAATTTGCACAACAAATGCAACAAATGATGCAACAACAACAATCTCAGGAGCCTCAAACTCCTGAATCATAGGAGGTAATGATGCCAAAAGGCAAAGGTACTTACGATTCTAAGGTAGGCAGACCGCCAAAAAATAAAAATAATGGCAATACAACTGCAAAAAATACCAAGAACAATAAAAATAAAAAAGCATAGGAGTCAAAATGACAGAGAAAAAGCCCAATATTCTTATTGGTTTGGATAATATCCAAAGAAAACCACAAGATGAGGAGAACTTAAATACTTTGTTTTACAAACTGTTCACAACCACAGGTGGAGCTGAAGTATTAAGATACCTTAAATCTTTAACTATAGATGCAGTAGCTGGTCCAGAAATATCAAATGAATCGCTAAGACATTTAGAGGGACAAAGATATCTTGTTGGTCTTATACAAAGACGTACTAACAAAGGGTTAAGTCAAAATACTATAAAGGAGAAATCAAATGGCTGAAGAACAAGTAACACAACAAGCAGTAGAAACTGCACCAGCAGAAGATGTTTCACGTGAAACATCTGATGTACCAGTAGCAGAACGACTAGAACATATTCCTGAAAAAGTTTGGGATGCTT